TATATTATTTATATTATTGATATATAACTAATATTTAAATATAATTTAAAAAAATGTATTATAGTTTTCTAACTCGTTTATAGGTACGTTTATGTTTTTTACTTTTTAGTTTATTTTTTTTTATTTTTTGAAACACATATTTTTTACGACGTGTATATTTTCGCGAATGTTTACGTTTGCCCCCAGTTATTGATTTATTAATAATAGAATCCATCCATTTAGTAAATGATTTTACAGTTCGTTCACCCGAGTAGTATTCTGGTTTATTATTTTTAAATAAATGAACAAATGTAGGAAATCCCTGTACATTTAATCTTGGATTAATATTTGACTGTAATTTTTCAAGATCATATTCACCAACTCTTAACACATCAGCCCCCTTGTACGTTTTAGGTATTTTTTCCCATTCTGGCAGTGCATTACGACAGGGCTGACACCCTGGCATAAATATCATGATAAACATGTGTTTATCATTACCAATAACCTTTGAGTATTCTGATACATTTTCAAGCTCTTCAATGTCTATCATACAAATTATTTAGTTTTATTATACATATAACTAATATATTATTATAAAAATATAACATACTGTACTAAATATATTTTAGTTAAAAAACAATAATATAATAAAATATTTGGTTATTATAATGAATAATAATAAAAGTACAGTTATTGATAAAATAAAAAAACCAGTTTTTAAACGTCAATCTAAAATATATTATATTACTCCGTCTTTAGAAAATGCGCAACTGGGTTTAAATTTACAAGAAAATAATAATATTCATGTTTGTCAAAGTCAAAATATCATACAGAATTCAATAGAATTAAACACGACGCAAAATATACTTAACACAGAATATAAACCTAAATTATGTCCAAATTGTTCTACTAATATAAATTTTGAGTAATATTATATATGTGTGTTATAAGTTGGATTGATTAAAAAAATGAACAAAACTCCAACACAAATATAGTTCGCAAATATATGGTACTTATTTAAAATAACTTATTTAAATAAAGCGTTTCAAGTATGGACCAGCTAAAATACGCACAACATGAAATGTTATGCACTGAACTTCGTATTATGGAACTAAAAGGAAACAAAATATATCCAAACCAAGAACACATAGCACAAACGGTAAGTGACAAATTTGCAACGGGAGAAGTTGTTGCTACTATGGTGGTTGCGCGAACTCAGTCAGGAAAAACCGGGAGTATGTGTGCTGTTATACGAGAACTTACTAATCCTTTATTCCCCAACCCATCAAACTTAGATAATGTTTTTGTTATTACTGGATTATCCAGTATAGAATGGAAAACGCAAACAACTGAACGGTTACCATCAGCCATTAAACATAATGTTATTCATGCGAATGATTTACATGTAATTGCGGATAAAATTAAAAATAAAAGGGATGTTCTCATTATTATGGATGAAGTTCATATTGCAGCATCAAAAACACAAAGAGTTCATAAATTATTTAATGCCGCAAAACTTAATGACCCAATATATATGCAACATCATAATATAAGAATTGTTCAATACAGCGCAACACCAAATAAAACAATATTTGACCTACAAACATGGGGGGACCGTTCTAACATACATATTGCAGACCCAGGAGATAATTATGTTGGACCATTACAACTTATTCAACAAAATAGAATTAGACAGTTCAGTGGAGAATTAGGAAAATCAGAACAAGCAAATCAAGAATTCATTCACGCGGTTGGTTCGTTTAATTCACCGCGATACCACTTTGTAAGAATTAATGTAAGACAATCAACTATTACATATAAACAAGAACTATACGAATTATTTAAATCAACCGAAATAAATGTACAAATATTATCATACCAAGGAAGTAACTCAGATATCACAGATATAAACAAAGTACTTATGCAGCAACCTAAAATACATACTATTATTTTACTAAAAAATATGCTTAGATGTGCAAAAACTATTCATAAAATATATATAGGTGTTATTTATGACAGACCAGTTATTAATACTTGTGATGATGTTATTATTCAAGGACTCACTGGAAGAAACACCGGGTATGATACTAATAATGACTCTATTTGTTTTACTGAATTAAAATCTATTTACAGATATGAAACACTATGGGATGAAATTAAAAATAATAACATATCTATTCAAACCACCAGTTGGAAAACTAATAATATTACGAAGGATACCTTTAATATTATTGATAATGACATTGATAATGACAATGATATAATTGTTTAGATACAAACTATATATATTTAACTTTTAACTAATTAGTAATTATTGTTTTTTATTGTTTTTTTATTGTTTTTATTATACTTATATACCCAGTTTATTTTGAGCAACTTTTCTATTTTTGAGCAGGTTTAAAATAACTATAAAACATATACATAATTTAAAAAAAATGATTTATTTAGTTTGTAAATTATTTATATTATATTAAAAAGTACAGCTATAGTAAAACTTAAAATCAATAACAATGGCACAACCTAAATGTTTTATTAAATGTTTAGCTATTAACAGTGATATTGACAGTTGGGTTAATCAAGATTATGCGGAAGAAATGGCAACAAGGGAATGGAAAATGGTTTTACAAAAAAGATATCAAGTCAAATATGTAACACAATCGATGAAATACCGAGAACAAGACTTAAAACGCAAGCTACTTCATCGCATTGGTAAGTATGAGCTGGAAGAAGGTGAAATATTTGAATAATACTAAAATACTAAAAATGCGATTACAGTATTGACCGAAATTAATTCAATCACCTATGAACCAATTAACGAAATAAAATTATTATTTACGACTATATCTGTTAAAAAGGGAAACGGTTTTAGTTATAATGATGCTGCGTGTGTATGTGATGAAATTAGCGCGTTTAATATAGGATTAAAAATAAGCGAGACTTTAAAAGCGAAGCGCTCCTTAAAAACCAAAGGAATAAAGTTGAATGAAGTTAGGACCACCTATCCCATATACGAAGAAGATCATGTATATTTGTACGAAGATACAAAACAAGAGCGATTAATGAAACAAATGATTGCCGAATTTGCGATTTTTGCGAATTCCTTTGTAGGTGAATATTTGAAAATAAATTTAAATACAGGAATATTTAGAACATGTATTGCTAGTGAATGGTTACAAACTATTTATAATGGAATAACCGGTGAAGAATTATTATAGGAAATTATAACGAATGGAATTCGAGCTGATTACATGTCCAATGTAGAATCGCATGATCTAGTAGGAATGCCGGAATATTGTCATTTTACATCACCGATTCGCCGTCTGTCAGATTGTATATGCCATTATTTATTGAAATATATTTATTTTAAACATAACCGTAACAATGCAAATCATATCATCCCTTTTTCTGAGATGGAATTAGAACAATTGGCTGCAAAATGTTTAAAAATGACACGATTTGAGAAAAAGAATCAATATTTAGATATTAAATTTCGCTTGTTACAAGTCATGGCTAATATGATTTTAAAAAGTAAAAGCAAAAAAATAGATATTGAATATTATATTACTAGTTATGCTGGGTTATTTTTGAATATTATTATTTGTAAAATAGATAATTTTCATGTTCACATGTCGTATACATTGCGCGTTCGCGATTATTCGAAAGAAATAAATCCAAAAGAGAAGCATTTTGTAAGTGTTACGCATGTAAATTGCTTTACAAATTATGATGAAAACACAATACCTGAATTAGACAAACATGTTTTATAAGACTTTAATGAGTTTATAAAGAAAAAATGATTGAAATATTTAGAATATTTATAATATTTAGAATATTTATAACATGGTGAAACAAATTTCAGATTATGTTGTTGGTAAAACAAATGACATCGGATACAATTCTATGCATATAATGGATTTATATCGTATATCGAATCCGATCGATATTGAAACCATGGTTGTATATGCTCATGGTGGAAGTTTTATAAATGGTTCTGAAGAAAACCAGAATGCGATAGATTGTAAAGACAAATTTAATGCAGAAGGTTATAACGTTATATCAGTGAGGTATGCATTACAAACACAATCATCATATGATAACGCTTTAAATACCTATATGAGTACAGGTAACCCAACAGATATACTTAATTGGAGTATAACTGCGGTTGTGTCAGCTACTAATGATTTAATAGATGCTATAGAGTATATAAAACAAATGGGTATTAAGAAGATAAATTTAATTGGATATTCTGCTGGAGCCATAATGTCATTATGTTGTGCTTTAGGACCGGATTCAATTCCTGGTCTAAAGACATATGATAGAAGTATTATACAATCTATAACGTCAATAGCAGGGTCATTAACAACACCATTAGGTGTTCCATTTTACGACGGGTTAGACGTTAATAGTCCTAATCTTATGATATGGCATGGGTCGCTTGACGAGACACTTGTCGTATCTGGTGCTCAATCAATAAAGGATAAATATGATAGTTTGGGGATCTCATCAAAATGTATATTGAATATATTAGAAGGTGTCGGTCATAATGATATTTGGACTACACGCAGTAATCTACCAAACAGTATTTATAATGATCTTTTACCTTTCGGAGCAGCATCATTGTTTATAAATAGTAATAATATAGTATGGCTTTCGATTTGCTTTCCTGCTGGCACACCTGTAACTACAGACCAAGGTTTTATCCCTATTGAAAAGTTAAATCCAGATAAACATTCCATTAATAATAAAGCGATTGTAGCTATTACACAAACCAAAACATTCGAAAAACACGTCGTCTTTGTTCAAAAAGACGCTTTACATAAAAACATTCCCTCACAAGATACTACGATAAGTAAAAATCATAATGTATTATACAATAATAAGATGGTAAAAGCATGTGAATTAGTAGATTTATGCGATAAAGTAGAGTTTATTCCATATAATGGTGAAATCTTGTATAATGTACTTCTAAAAAAACACTCTACCATGAGAATAAACAATATGATATGCGAAACATTACATCCTAATCATATCATGGGATTGATACATGGAGGTGGATTTAATACAGGTGAAAAACACAGATTAGTAAATAAATTAACACAATTAATTAAAGCGAATGATTATAATGGACATGATAAGTTAAAAAGAATTATAAGTGGAATAAGTAAATATAGAGCTACAAAGTAAAATAAATAAATGACATTGATTAGTATTATATTAATATCATTTATTAATATAATATTGTTTAACATTTTATTACCTATTAAGCAGCAGACATATAAACTTCGTCTCCTTAGTATATATTGATATGTATTTATTATATGTGTATGTGTATTGTATGTATAATTAATTAATTCCTTTTTTTGTTTTTATTATGAAGGAATGTGTGATTTTTGAAATACCCATATATTTCGTTGTTTCTGTGAAGAAATACCAACAAATGCAATTTTTGGTTTTTGTGTTAAATATAAACAAAAACGCTTAATATCATTCTGAATAAAATTATTGATTTTACCACTGGATGTATCATCAATGTATAATACAACATGCCCACCAACCGCACAAACTCTTTCAGATTCAATAAATAATGGAATATAAAATTCGGATAACCAATCCGTGTATGTAGGATTATTTATACTATATATTTCATAGTCGTAAAATGGAGGACTTGTAAATACTAAATCAACTGAATTATCTGGTATGTTTTTAATTGCTTGTTCAAATGATGTACTTATCATTGAAATGTTTATATGGTTGTAATTAAATTGAATACTTGTTTCAGTAATTTGCGTTGGTGGTAATTTTGTAACTGCTGATGTTATATCAGCATAACCTGGACGTAATTTTTTATTTGGGTCAAATCCAGTGTAAGATTTAACACATGAAGAAGTAAGTGCTCCTAATAATCTATCACCCCATCCAGCACATGGGTCAAGAACAACTGAAGCATTAAAATAATTATAGATTGCCTTAGCATACGACGGCATAAATGTTGTTGCGAGTTTATAATTGTACTTTTTAGATTGCGCCCACATTTCTTCAAGAGGATTAGGTGACTTAAAAATACTTCTTTGAAGTATTTTGTTTTTAGCCCAAGCTTCCCAAAAACTATTTAATACTTTTCCTCGAACTGTTATTTTGGTGTGAAGAATGCATTGTTCTTGAATTGCACGAGTAATATTTGAAGTTGCATCATCATACATAATAAATATAACTCCGCCATTTTCTGATGGTTTGCAATTAACTGCCTCTGATTTTGCCTGTTCAATTAATCGGGATAACTCAATTCTATGAATTAGATAGGGAAACCCAAATATAGATGGTTCACGTTCATTGTTTAACATATCGTTATAATTAGGTACGTTTAGGATGGTTAGAATTTGTGAGTTCATTATTATTTATTGGTGCTTACAATTATAATAATTAACAATCATTTTTTTTTTAAAGTTATGATGTGTTATAATTATCTATTAGTATAATGCAGTAACGTTCGTGCACTTGAATCATTTGCCTCAACAAACTTTGGCATCCAAAAATATGGTATAATATAGTCGCATTTATTATAATTTTTACAAAATAATAACCTATAATACATTTGTTCTTTAGTTTTGGGTTGCATATGGTGGTCAATTAATATAGCATGCGGCACATGTGGTAATTTAATATTATGTAAACGCGTTTGAATAATTTCAAACCATGATTTACCTGTACCACTTACTCCATCTGAAAATGCTTCTTTACCTCTCCATAAAATTGAAGGAGGTAGTAAATTGGGCATACATGTATAAAATGCGGCTCGCAATAAAAGTTTTTCAGGTCTTGACATAATTGTATTATATATACTTTGATTACCTGTTATACTTAAAACACTACTTGCTATTGTATCCCAATACAACAACGTTTTATTATATTCCGAACGGGGATTACGAATATAAGTTGGTATTTGCATATATGTTGATACAAATGACTTATCCAAAAATGGAGTCCGTCCTTCTAATCCATTGCTTGATACCGACCTATCGGAACGCAATACATCAAAATAATGTATGTCAGATAGTAATCGTCTTATTTCTGTATCAAAATCAATGTCAGACGGTGATTGAAGCATGTATATATATCCTCCTGCAACCTCATCACTACCATCTCCGTTAAGTACAACCTTATCTTGACTATTTTCTCGGATATATTTTGCAATTAAGTAATTACCAACACTTGCTCTAACAGTAGTTGTGTCAAAACTTTCAATAGATTTAATTACCTCAGGAATTGCATTAAAAAAATCAGTTTCGGATAGTATAATTTCGGTATGATTACTACCAATATGTTCGGCTACAATCTTAGCATTTTTTAAATCCTCAGAGCCTTTCATACCAATACTATATGTATTCAACTTACCATAATATTGACATGCCAGAGCAGCAATAAGACTACTATCTAATCCTCCTGAAAGTAAGCATGCTACGTCTCGCTCCGTTGTTAATACACGCTTTTGAACTGCTTTGCTCAATGCATTTACAATAATTGGAAAATATGTTTCTGGATATGTTTCTGGCGTTACATTTGTATTAACTATAAATGAATCAGTGCTTGAAATTCTAAAATATTGGGTAATATCATGGTTATATTGATACATATTATTTTCAGATTTTATTATTTGTCCATAACAGCCTGGGTTAACTTGTTTAATTGTTGTTGTATTTGTATTATTACTGTCAAAAAAATGGTATAGTACTTTTAATTCTGATGCAATTCCAATAATTTTAGTTAATACATTATGACATATATACAGTGGTCGAACCCCAAAGGGGTCCCGCGCATAATAAATAATATCTTTAGTATCCCGATGGTCATGTAAAATAAAAGAAAACTCGCCATCCAGTAATTCTAAGGTTCTTTTAATTCCATATTTTATGTAAAGGTGAACAATAACTTCGCAATCACTTTGTGTATTAGGTGTTTGACCCAAATTAGTATATAATTCTTTATAATTGAAAATTTCCCCATTGCAAATAATAGATACATTATTTATTTGAATAGGCTGCATTGAATTATTATTAAGACCATTAATAGCTAAACGATGAAAAACAAATGTTCTGTCTTGAAATGTATTAATACTTGTATGTTCTGGACCTCGAGCAACACCGGAATTAATCGCATTATTAAATGTTGCTTTATCATTTTGACTATCATTAAGTAAAGCAAAAATTCCACACATATGTATAGTTAGTATATATAAATAAACTTTAAGTTTATTCTTGAATAAATACATACTACACAATCACAAAAACATTAAGTAGCTAACAAAAAAAATAAAAATAATAAATTATTTAAATTATACAATACACAACATAATACATTACACATTCACATTACAATACATTACACATTCACATTACAATACATTACACATTCACATTACAATACATTACACATTCACATTACAATACATTACACATTCACATTACAATACATTACAATATATAACTGGATTTTTTACTATAATTTATTCTGATATAAGTTCGGCCATCGTCATATTACCTCTATTTGGAGTATAATAATTTTTAATTCCTGGCTCAATAGTGCAATAGTGTTCAGTTGTTAATTTATTTAAATTTAATGGGTCAAACTTTAAATCCATATTTGTATTACTAAGACAAGTATATCCAAGATAGTTGGGTTCGTCATTTACATTTAATATACCTGCTTCTTCGGGCGTCCAAAGACCAATACGGTCTTGATGATTAGATTCTATTTCCATTTCTATCATTGTGTCAATTAGTTCGCAATATTCTTCAGCATTTGTTTGTGTTAGGGTATCAATCATTGTTTCGTCCCAAAAGTTTTCAAAATCAGTGTCTTCTTCAGGTGTATGTTGGAATTCAAGTGAAGATAACATAAATTTGTCGGGAGATGTGTTTTCATATACAGTTCCAATTCCTTGAGGCAATACCAGTCGAATGTTTTTATTAGAAACCTGTTCTTGAAATAAAGCTGCTTCAATAGTATTATACCAAAAATGATAATGAATAAATGCTTGAAAATACGGCTTTCCTTCAGGGGTCCATGTTAGCACCAAATCGGTGCGGTTAACTTTTCCATACGCCGATAACTCAGAACATTCAATAATAGCTGGGTTAAAATATATTGACACATTTGGAAGACGCAAACTAAACGACTGGCGGACAAAGGGGTGTTGCATTTCAGTGTTCATCTTAACTGTTGTATAATTGGGTTGTTTCAATTAATAATTGATATTTATAATGCTATTATGTAATTATAAATAAAATCATTTTTTTTAAATTAATAGTTATTTTTATACAAATATTACAAGTGCTCAAAATTATAAAGATTATTTGCAAAATCAAAAAAAATACAAAATTTTATTGCTTTAATTACTAAAATAGCATTTAAAAACCATTGTCCAACTGTTGTATTCGTATTTACACCTTTGAATATTTAAGTTCGCACAAACAATGCGAAAAAAAGAGGTTCAAATTTAGGTCTTTTCATACCTGTGTAAAGTTTGATTATAAGCACTCGTTGAAGTGCTTTGATTACTTGTTTCTCTACATAAATAATTTGGTCTGTCTATGTTATTATTGCGTTCTTTGCTATTTTGTAGATATTAGACGAACCATTGCGGTCCCTATTCCACGACCCACAACCATTTTTATAGTAATAGTGGTTGTATTTTATACAGTGTTTTTTATTTTGTATAAATAAAAAATGATAATAATTTGTTATAATTAAATTTTAGTAAATAGTGATTATTTATTAATTATGGAAATTGTAAATGAACTTAAAACCGTAAAATGGGGAAGAGATGAATACAATGAGTGGGTTTTATCAGGAAGTCCTGAAAATACAAAGGTAGAACACTTAGATATTTCTTCCAACAAAATTAAAGGTTCATTAGTGCTAACTAATCTACCCAATTTACAAATTTTAGATTGCTCGGATAATCAGATTACTACAATTGAAGGACTTCAGTTGCTCAAGTTACAGGAATTAGATTGTTCTCATAATCAAATTACAGAGATTGAAGGACTTCAGTTGCCCAATTTACAAGAATTATATTGTAATAATAATCAAATTAGAGATATTGAAGGACTTGAGTTGCCCAATTTACAAATATTAGATTGTTCTCGTAATCAAATTACTACGATTGAAGGACTTAACTTGCCCAATTTACAAGAATTATATTGTAATAATAATCAAATTAGAGATATTGAAGGACTTGAGTTGCCCAATTTACAAATATTAGATTGTTATCATAATCAAATTACAAAGATTGAAATACTTGAGTTGCCCAATTTACAAGAATTAAATTGTCATCATAATAAAATTATGGAGATTGAAGGACTTCAGTTGCCCAATTTACAAGAATTAAGTTGCTTTTGTAATAAAATTACAGATATTGAAGGACTTGAGTTGCCCAATTTACAAATATTAAATTGTTCTGATAACCAAATTACAAAGATTGAAGGACTTGAGTTGCCTAATTTACAAACATTAAATTGCTCTTCTAATCAAATTACTACAATTGAAGGACTTGACTTACCCAATTTACAAACATTATCTTGCTCTTCTAATCAAATTACTACAATTGAAGGACTTGACTTGCCCAATTTACAAACATTATATTGTGTTGATAATCAAATTACGGAGATTGAAGGACTTAATTTGCCCAAGTTACAAGAATTAAATTGTGGTGATAATCAAATTACGAAAATTCAAGGACTTAAGTTACCAAAATTACAAGAATTAAGTTGTTGTTATAATCAAATTACGGAGATTGAAGGACTTGAGTTGCTCAATTTACAAGAATTAAATTGCTTTAATAATCAAATTACAGAGATTGAAGGACTTGATTTGCCCAACTTACAAACATTTAATTGCTGTAATAATCATATTACTACTTTAGCATTTATGTTACCAAATACTTTGCGACACTTATATTACGGTGGTAATCCAGTTGAGTATATTGCTCCAAATATCCAACGATTTTTAAATAGGTCCAACACAAGTCAAGGCGTTTACAATGATTCGCAAAATGTTCATAATCATCATGTGCAAGAGTGTGTTCGTAAATCCATTGCCCGACTGATGGGGGTAAAGCCAACTATAGTAAATGTTCGTGACTATATTGTAAATGATAGTGTGTTAACGGAAACTGTTAAGCAGTTGTTAATGGAGTATATGGACGATACAACAGTTCATTCAGTGGTTCAGGTAACATTTGAAGAGTTGCTAAGGTGTGTGTTGTCGGTCGCGGATACACATGTTGAAAGTAGTGAAATAAAACGAATATTGAATGATGAAATGGTAGATTCTCAGTGTAAGTGTTATACAGGTCGTATGTCTCGGTTAATAAATTGTTTGAACGGGTATAGTGATTGTGTTAGTATTCATATTTCCGATTCTGAGCAGATAGGAAATATAATTCATATTGAAAAGTTAAAATTAGAAGAGCAGAATATGTATTCAGTGGAGAAGCACCGAGAGATGGTAATTGTTGAATTAGAGTCTCGAAATGTTAGTAAAGAAGTAATAGATGAGTGGGTAGGTTTTATTGAATAATGTATGATGATATATGTTTAATGTGTTATGTATGTTTGTTATAATGTGTAATGTTTAAATTAACTAAATAATTTGTTTTTTGTTTTTTTGTATTTGTATTTGTATGTATTTTTTTAATTATTATTTTGATTATAAATTATTTGTATTATTAGTATAAAAATGTTTTTGATACATGTTTCGTTTTAATGTATTTGCTCCTCCCTCTCTAAAACGAATAAAAATAATATTTAATTGTAATATGTATTAATGTATTATGATATATGTTTAATGTGTTACAATTATATTTTGAGTAAATCATATTATATTAGTATTTTAAGTATTATTTAAAAAAAATGATTTTATTTTCATTTACTATAATTTTATAAATTACATTTTATAAATTCCATTCAATGAGCATTTCAAACGAACTTAAAACCGTAAAGTGGGGAATAGATGAATACAACAAGTGGGTTTTATTAGGAAGTCCTGAAAATACAGGGGTAACTCACTTAGATATTTCTTCTAAGAAAATTAAAGGTTCATTAGTGCTAACAAATCTGCTTAATTTACAAGAATTAAATTGTTCTTCTAATCTAATTACAGAGATTGAAGGACTTGAGTTGCCCAAGTTAAAAGTATTAAATTGTTCTGATAATAAAATTCGAGAGATTGAAGGACTTGACTTGCCCAATTTACAAAAATTATATTGCAACGATAATAAAATTAGAGAGATTGAAGGACTTGAGTTGCTTAATTTACAAATATTAAATTGTTCTCGTAATCAAATTTCTACAATTGAAGAACTTGAGTTGCCCAAGTTACAAATATTAAATTGTTTTGATAATAAAATTAGAGAGATTGAAGGACTTGACTTGCCCAATTTACAAGGATTAGATTGTTCTGATAATAAAATTAGAGATATTGAAGGACTTGAGTTGCCCAGATTACGAAGATTATATTGCTCTTCTAATCAAATTACTACAATTGAAGGATTTCAGTTGCCCAATTTACACCAATTAAATTGTAGTAATAATCAAATTACTACAATTACTACAATTAAAGAACTTGAGTTGCCCAATTTACAAAAATTAAATTGTTCTTATAATCAAATTACTACAATTGAAGGACTTGACTTGCCCAATTTACAAGAATTAGATTGCTCTTATAATCAAATTACTACAATTGAAGGACTTGAGTTTCCTAATTTACAAATATTAAATTGTAATAATAATCAAATTACTACAATTGAAGGACTTGACTTGCCCAATTTACAAGAATTATATTGCTTTAATAATCAAATTACTACTTTAGCATTTATGTTACCAACTACTTTGCAAATGTTATATTACAGTGGTAATCCAGTTGAGTATATTACTCCAAATATCCAACGATTTTTAAATAGGTCCAACAGAAGTCAAGGCGTTTACAATGATTCTCAAAATGTTCATAATCATCATGTGCAAGAGTGTGTTCGAACATCCATTTCTCGACTGATTGGGTTAAAGCCAACTATAGTAAATGTTCGTGACTATATTGTGAATGATAGTGTGTTAACGGAAACTGTTAAGCAGTTGTTACTGGAGTATATGGACGATACAACAGTTCATTCCGTTGTTCAGGTAACATTTGAAGAGTTACTAAGGTGTGTGTTGTCGGTCGCGGACACGCATGTGGAAAGTAGTGAAATAAAACGAATTTTGAATGATGAGATGGTTGATTCTCAGTGTAAGTGTTATACAGGTCGTATGTCTCGGTTAATAAATTGTTTGAATGGTTATAGTGAATGTGTTAGTATTCGTATTTCCGATTCTGAGCAGATAGGAAATATAATTTATATTGAAAAGTTAAAATTAGAAGACCAGAATATGTATTCCGTGGAGAAGCATCGCGAGATGGTAATTGTTGAATTAGAGTCTCGAAATGTTAGCAAAGAAGTAATATCTGAGTGGGTAAGTTTTATTGAATAATGTATTAATGTATGATGTATGTGTTGTTATAATGTGTAATGTATGGGTAAATTATAAGTAAGTAAGTATGTTTTATTTGTTTTTTCTCTAAATTTATTTTTTTTTAATTTATTTTTTAATGTTTATAATTGTGAGTAATTTTTATTTTGTTTGATTTTTGTTGTATACCTAAAAAAAATGACTGGTGTAATTGTTAGTAATAGTGTGTAAAATTTATTTATTTATTAAATATGGAACTTGCAAACGAATTTAAAATTGTAAGATGGGGAGTAGATGAATATAATGAGTGGGTTTTATCCGGAAGTCCTGAAAATACAGTGGTAACTCACTTAGATATTTCTTCCAACCGAATTGAAGGTTTATTAGTGTTAACAAATCTACTTAATTTACAAAAGTTAGATTGTTCTTTTAATCAAATTACAAAAATTGAAATTGAGTTGCCCAATTTACAAAAGTTAGATTGTTCTGATAATCAAATTACTACAATTGAAGGACTTCAGTTGTCCAATTTACACCTATTAAATTGTTCTCATAATCAAATTACTACAATTAAAGGACTTCAGTTGCCCAATTTACAAGAATTATATTGCTCTTATAATCAAATTACGGAGATTGAAGGACTTGAGTTGCCCAATTTACAAACATTATTTTGTAGTGATAATCAAATTAGAGAGATTGAAGGACTTAAGTTGCTTAATTTACAAGTATTAAGTTGTTCTGATAATCAAATTACTACAATTGAAGGACTTGAGTTGCCCAATTTACAAGAATTAGATTGCTCTCGTAATCAAATTATTACTTTAGCATTTATGTTACCAACTACTTTGCAAATGTTATATTACAGTGGTAATCCAGTTGAGTATATTGCACCAAATATTCAACGATTTTTAAATAGGTCCAACACAAGTCAAGGCGTTTACAATGATTCACAAAATATTCATAATCATCATGTGCAAGAGTGTGTTCGAACATCTATTTCTCGACTGATTGGGTTAAAGCCAACTATAGTAAATGTTCGTGATTATATTGTGAATGATGGTGTGTTATCGGAAACTGTTAAGCAGTTGTTAATGGAGTATATGGACGATACAACAGTTCATTCAGTTGTTCATGTAACATTTGAAGAGTTGCTAAGGTGTGTGTTGTCG